GTTTGTGACCCTGTAACTGTTTGCCGTAGCCTTTACGACTCATCACTCCACCGAGAGGTGGGGTAGTCGAACTGGAATTCGGAGTTTCTCTCAGACTCAGGAGTTATAACTTCAACTGGTCTTAAGTGACCCCCGAGAAGACCACTGAGGAAGTCAGTGGGGATATCGGATTCGAGAGTGCTATTAATGAAGTGTCCGTATGAAGGGACTCTTTCATGAAGTCCCGGTAAAAACGGATCACTATATTCATAGTCTGCTACTCCTTCATCTCCCAGGTAGTCATATAATTTGTCTACCTGTTTGATAAAGGCGTATGGTTCCACCCCTAGTTCCTCTTTAAATCCTAAGGGAACGGGTGGGCAATCATAAATGCTTGCACTCTCAACGGCGCCTCTGAGGAATTGCGCTGCTAATCTTAACCAAATTATTTTCCCTGCTTTATATAGTTGGTCCCTTGCCTTCGATGAAGTGTAATGGTCCTCGGTTATAAATTTGGGACAACTTGCAAGTAGGTCCTCAACTTTAAGCATAGGTTTTTGCTTTAGTTCAGGAGTTACTTGGAATACTCGCATTAGCATCTTAGTTGCTTTTTCTGCTACTAGTGGTGATCTAATTCTGAGAATGTTATTTTCTATTTTTTTTAAGAAGTCCGATGGTTCACTTGCGTCTTCTCCTATTCCACCTAGTGTGGTTGGTAGGTAAAGAGGTAAGTCTTTCCTTTTGAGTGTTGGATAGTGTCTAAGGACTTCGTCCGTTAGGACATTAACCACCTCTGATGGACAGCTTTTTTTGATTTGTTTTAGTGCTGGGATTGCTCTTTTCCATGCTGCACCGGAACCGTGTTCTGGTCTTATTATGGATTTTATTTTAGGTATGGGGAGTATGTCACCGTCTTCGAATAGTATTTCGGTGAATACCCCCCTTGCCGCTTTCCCTACTACATCTTTTGTCTTTGACCAGACTCCGCCGAGTATCTGTATAGCTTCGCGGTAAGACTGGATAAAGGTTTCTGATCCTATTCTAATACTATCATCACCACAGAGTTGTGATGATGCGTTGATAGTATTATAATGGGCATAGTTGCATTCATCTCTTGACCATGTGTCAGCAACGAGATTATAGCTATATAGCATTGCTATTGACGTTGCTGTTGCCATTTGGACACCCTTCTTAGTCAGATATGTATCTGGGAACTTAGGGTCTCCTTTCTCTGATCTATGATTGAGATGGATTAAAAGTTTATGTAGAAATTCATCAAATATTTCTTTTCTATTACTCGCGCGGGTGTACCTCTCTCTGCTGGTTTCACCAGAGTATGGTAGTGTTGACGCCCATGTACAAAGCTCCTTTTCTTCTCCTCCTATTTCGGTTGATATTGTTGGGAGCTTTGTAATTTTGTATAAAATCATTCTATAGGTCTCGGGGAATACTTCGTATGATGAACTGGTTTGTCTTACAAATGGTATAACCTTGTGGCCTCTTGTATCATTGTAATATTGTGTAGATAAAATATTATTAAAATGTTTAATATAAGTGTTAATATCAATATCATTCATATAATCAAAAGTAATAGATTTAATTCTTTTCTCTTCTTTAATAATTAAGTCTCCTTTAAGAGCAGTATAATTGATAATTTCTTTAATTCGATATTTTTTGTTATATTCTTCAGGATTAGGGGTATAATATTTAGTAATTCCTGTGAACCACTGTGTGTTCTGACTCTCCATATTTATTAGAGGGTCGGGCATATGGTGGTGCTTTTTTATATATTTTTCTAGCCACTGTATTGTATCTATCTTGTCTTTTGACTTCTTAGATATTACTGTAGCTCCTTCTTGGAATTCTTTTTCTAGCATGGCTTCCAACACATGTATAGATGTCCCGAATTTTTTGTATCGTTGGACTAATACTGTGTGTGGGTCTTTAGTTTTGACCTCCTTGGCTTCTTTAGTAACCTTGAAAGATTTTGGATTACTGTGGTCGAGGAAGTCCCAGCCTTTTTGGAAAAACCAGATCTTTTCTTCCAGTGGCTTTCTTGTTACCTCCTTATACCAGTCTTTGCCCCTGTAAGTATTGATATCTTGGAACTCGATAAACCCTTCTTCTGTCATCGGCAGTGTGTTTCGGATTTTATCGACTTCTCCTACTGTTTTGTTTTTATAAGAAACCCCCTTTTCATAGCGTCTTTCTTTTTTTTCTAGGTAGTTATTTATAAGTTTATTTTCTTCTTTTTTTCTTGAAAAATTTCTAGTTAGCTTAAAAATTTCTTCATTGATTTTGTTATTTCTTTGGATACGATATGGGCCTGTTGCTAGCATTCCAATTTGGAATTCTTCTTCATCTATATAGCCTATATCTTTCATACCGAGTAGTACTGCCTCTGTGAACCACATTGGGAAGTTGTCAGTACTAACCGTTAGATCTCCTGAGTGAAACCAGAGACCCTCCTCGAATGACTCTAAGAACTTTTGTAGTCTTTGATGAGGTTGGTCCCCATGTTTAACCCTAAAAGATGTTCTACTGTCGACACTGATTTGTAAGAACATCTTCTGGCGTATTGGTTCGGCTAGCGCGTTAATAAACCCTGTTGTGAAGCATGGTATTCTTACCTTGCCTCCTAATTCTAGTATAGGGTTTATCCAAATAGGTATGTGGCAGTCAGTCTTATTGCAATCCTCCCTTTGGCAGGTTTTTGCATGTTCTAAGTATGACTCTCCCGTTCCGCTGCCGTTATTTTTAAGGTTTAGAATATCATAAGAGATTGTTTTAAGGAACTTACGATTTAAGGTCCCCTTTTGTGAAAGGTTCCCTGGTTGTAGAGGCTCCTCTATTAGCTTCCTTATATGCTTGGCCCCTAGTAGGTCTGCTGTTCTAAAGAAGCCCCTTTCTCTTAATTCGTGAGAGTCTAGTCCTAGACAGAGATGCCATAGGTCTCCTATTACTCCCGCAAATCCTCCTTCTGATCTACTTCTTTCCCAGCTTGCTGAGAAAGTGTTATTTGGGAGGAATTCTTTAGTCCTATTAAATTTGCGTTTTACAAATTTTTTATATAATTTGGTTCCAATATTCAAATAACCTTGTTTATCTGATTGATTAATTTCTATTTCATTTTGATCGTTATCTAAATAATAATAAATTTTGAACTCTTCTTCTACCTCCTCTACCAGCTTACTCATTGCAGGTTTATAAAAGCTCGCTGCCCACTTTCGAGTGTATTGCTTGAGCTCCTCGTCCTTCGGGTGTTGAGGTTTTGGCTGTGAAAATCTAAGGTAGCATTCTTCGGATTCTTTTTTAAGTTGACCATAAGATGTCAACGGTAAGGATCTTCCGATGAATCCAAAAAGACATATACCATATGTCGGTACTGTTATTTTAGCCGACGATGTTTGAATATGTGTCTCTTTAGTCCAGTATAGGGGGTTTGTTTTAGAGAGGTATATGATAGTTTCTCTAAGTAACTCATCGAATTCATATGTCTCAAAGTAACTTGTATACCCAACAAGCTTAGTTATACTTATTTTTTTAAGAACTAGGCTTTCTGGGTTATCTTTACTCCTCTCTGTTGTTGTTCCCTTTTGCCAGAGCACTCTGCAGCTACTTGAGAGTTTTTTGGCAATCTGAATCATTTCATGATGACAGTCGTAAATTTGTTCCAATTTTTGGTCCAATTTTTCTTCTGCCAATTTTTCAATTTCTTTAAGGTTTAATTTATTAAAGAGTTCTTTATATACATTGTTGACATAAACAATATACCTATAGCATGCCAAGTCTTCTGGTTCGTTAAGGTCTAGTTGTCTTAGTGGTTTTCTCTTTTGTCTAGCCGTTAATGCTGCGACTGTTAGAGATTCTATACATCCACTATATGCCTTTTGTAATTCTATTCTTGCTGACTGTATCCACCCAAGCTGCTCAGACCTTTCGGGGTCTCTAGCGTGCTTAGGTGTATACCTAAATTGTTTCGCCTTGACTGATGTTGAATCCCTTGAACATTTCTTTATTGTAGGGACAACAAGGAGTCGAGGTTTGTCAAAAATGATTTGTTCTTCGAGCTTTGGTAGGATCTGTCCTTGCTTCTCAGGTGAGAATAGCGAGAATTCTAAGCAGATCACTCCAGGTATTCCACCAGCTGCATTCCAGTACGGTATTCCGTTGTCGATTGCAATTGGTGGTAGCTGAGTAGTTAAATAATTATAATAATCTTCTTCAGTATAAAGTTGATCTTCTTGTTCATTGTATTTATTAATTAATTCTTTAAGTTTAATTGTATTTTGATTTAATTGATCTATTTCATTTTTAAGTATTTCTATGTTTTGTTCATAATATATTGCAAGATCCGCCCAGTTAGGTGGGTTTATTCTTACCTCGTCTATGACACGTCTTATTTGCGGTGCCATTTCGTGGCAGTGAAGACCTTTAGTTCGTAGGGCCTTAGCGTGGTTATTCATTTTGAGCTCTAACGCTATAAGGTCCTCCTTAATGACCTTCCTTTTTTCTAATGCAAGTTCCCTATCTTGGCGAGTCCCAGACTTAGCCTCTTTAAGGTTAACTCGTATTCTGTTATGTAGTACCTCTATTTCATAGATGTAAAAGCTTGATATGTACATTTTAATGACTGTGATAAAGAGGTTCTTATTTTGTGGATCGAGCATTTTTTCCGGCTCTGTCCTCTCCATCAAGCATGCCTTATCTAGAAGAGCTAGTGCCTGCTCGGGAGTTCTTTTTCTTATACTTGGCATACTACCATCTCCTAATACTTTTACTTGTGTTAGGTGTTTTGATAGCTCGCTAATTTGGCCGTTTTTGTATTCTACTATTTCGGAGTTTTCTTTAATATTATTTTCTATATTATGTATGTTAATTGGTTCCCTTGCCCAGCCAAACCTATATAAGTATGAGAGGTTATATATTTCGTTTCTAATTCGTTTAACCTCTTTTCCTTCTCTAGGATTAAGTTCTGAGAACCTACCCTTTGTCCACTCATCCATGGTGGTTACAAATGGTGGGTTCTTATATTCTACTGGCCCATCCTCTTTCTCTGGTGGCAGGTAGCTTCCTCCGTGCTCATCCGCTATAGGACTTGCGTATATGTCGAAGCTATTTGCTACAATTTGGATTTGAGGTGCAAACTTCTTTACCTTTTCTATATAGTAGGAAGCGTACACCGCATTCTTTTTGAGATTATCTAAATTAGGGATAAATCGATAAGGATCATCATCTGGTACAGTTTCATCTCGGATGGTTCTGTCAATGATGAATTGATTTATTGTTCCAGTATCGTGGATACCGAAGTACACGTAGACTTTACGGTAACCCCACGCGTCAGGTTTCGTAGTTGCTATTCTGTAGGCTAGTTGTTCCAATTCACGTATACCACTAAGCGATAGCTCTGTGATGCTACGAGGGATTCGTCCAGCTTCAGTTGCTTCCTTGAGAGCCTGGTTAAAATCAGGATTTTTAGGTATTCTATCTCCTCTCATTTGGAAATAAAGTCCATCTTTCGAGTAGAATGAATTTAAGTACGTAGAATTCTCCTCACCTTGTGATGGGGTTGACGGCCCGGAAGGGTGAGAATCCGTCGACTGATCCTTGGTTGTTGAAGGGAGACCTATAATAGAGGATACTCCACTTTGTTGGCTAGATTCGGGATTGCTGCTTGGAGTGCTCCCTTGCACCTCTTGGAGGGAAGGTTGAACATTCTGGCGCTTAAGATTACTCTCGTTATATCCTTTATTAGAGCATATCACACATACATTGTTATCTACGGGTTTTGTTCCGCAGAACTTGCATGTGATCTTTAATTCTTCAAGAAGCTGATCTGCTACATAGGGCTCATTTTCAGCTAAGTGCTGTCTTGCCCTTTGTAATAGGACTTCTAGTTTATCCTCAAACACTTCAGTAATTGTAGTAGTAGTTAAGTTATTGTTATTGTTATTGTTGTTGTTAGAGATTCCGGTAGCGGCGACAGGTTCCAGATTGGTAGTCTTTTCCTGCCTGATTTGGCCTTGATTTGGGTGCATAGCACTTCCGCTTGAAGGATTTAAATATTGTTTAAAGTTTTGTCTTTCGTTTTTAATTTGTAAGAGTGTTGAGAATTTAGATTGTAAATTAAATTTATTTTCTTTAATGTCCTCAGTAGAGAAGCATTTAGTAAATAAATCTTTTATATGGAGACAAGGTTTATCCTCTGTAGATCTACATAGTCTACAGAAAACCTTATCACCTTTTTCAGAAAAAGATTGTAAAATGTTAGAGGCTCTAGATGTTTCTGAATAACCGTGACGCCTCTTCTGTTTTCTTCTTTCATCACGGTTAAGAGCTGCCCAGTAAGACCTAACCGCGGAATCCGCGGTTGTTGTTGGTTGGGTAAGCTCGAGGCCCTTTACGTTGGAAACCTCTTGGATTTGCCGGGCGGCCGTTAGCACCGACGGGCGTATACCCATTGTTACCCCCGGTGGGATTATTTCCATACCCTTGTTGTTGAGGGTTACCGCTAGGGTGCCAGTACTGGCATGTTTCCTTATGATTGCAGTTAATGCCCCAATTGCACGGTTCACGCCAGCCTTGTCGAGGCTGTTGTGGCTGTTGCTGTTGGTATCCTCCTGGTTGTTGTTGATTAAATCCACGAGTTTGAGGATTTTGTCTTTGGTAACCACCAGGTTGTTGTTGAGGTCTAGGATGGTAAAATCCGCAATCGATTCCTGCAGTATACTTATTGCATCGATCAGCGTATCTGCAGGGTTCTCTCCAACCAGTGCGTGGAGCATTATATTGTTGCTGTCCAACTGGCGCTGGTTGTTGAGGAGGTCCCTGTTGTTGTTGCGGAGGCTGCTGTTGCTGTTGACCTCTATTATCGTTTGTTCCACCCCTCGGGTTATTGTAGGTAGGTTTATTTCTTCTACCCTTAGAATTCTTTCCACGAGGAGATTCTCCGGCATTGTTCGGCTGGTCACCTCCACGATCGGCCGCCTGGTCTTTATTAGGTCCAGGTCGTCGCCTTGTGGAGACTCGAAGTTCTTCTAATTGTTCATCTGACAATCTCGCTTTAAGTTTAGTTATTCTTTCATTCCACTTAATTTCAGCGATCTTGGCAGATAGGTAATTTCTCGCATATGCCCGCAATTCTGGCCATACACCTGGGCGGTAATGCGATAAATGAACATCCTCTAAGCTATCTGAGATGCTAAGGTGGTTGTGGGACTGAATAAATTTCTCTTCTGTAGGTCTCCCGTCCTTAACATAATAAGCTATCCACTCTTTAACAGTATGATATGGTGCTGTTCCATTGTTATTATTAAAGAGTTTATCCCAAGTAGCTTTTGCTTGTTTTTCTTTTAAAAGAGGTTGGACTCTCTGTGCTAGTAACATTGCGTCCTTATCGTCAATTTCCTCTTCTGAAAGTTTTCCTTCCTTCTCAAATTTAATAATCTTAACATTCTTTTTTATTTTTTTAAGAAGGGAGTCATTAACGTCTTTGGGTGATTCCATGTCATATGTCTTTTTTGCTTCCAACATCCCTAGGATAAGTTGGTGTTGACTCTGGACATATCTGTTGACGTTCGAGCTATTGATTTTCTCCTCTGCCACAAGGCGGCAGAACTCAATAGGGTCGTCACATTTTTCCCACCCTAGTTTAAACCAAGCTGCATACTTAGATTCATCTTCGACTTCTTCTTTGTCTTCTTCATCTAAGAATGTAACCTTAGCCGCTTTTCCTTTCTTTTTAGATCCAGTGTTGGATCTCCAGATGGAAGCGGGCATTGAGTCTATATGGGCTATTTGTCTGTCTGAATGTAAGTGTCTAGCCCTAATTGTCTCTAAAAATTCTCCCCAGAGCTCAGGAGCGTCAGATATAAGTTTATCCTCTGCGTTTTTGTGCTCCAGGAATTTCTCCCACATACTCTCAAATCTTTGGACGGCTCCTTTTGAGAGTGATGGGAGCATATCTCCAACTGTTTTAATTATCCAACATGTTAGTTGGAAGTTTGTGGACCACTTCCAGATTTTTTCATCTGGTTTTAGCCCTGCCTTCCGAAGGTAATTTTTTGTATGAGGATCTTCCTTTTTGAGGAATCTCCGAACTCTTTCACCTCTAACCGCTGTTAAAATTTCTGTTCGATGGGACGGGATTGTGGACTGCATTTTTGTATCTAGTAGTCCTTCAGTATCCGTCCTTGGAATATCAATGGTATCAAATTCGAGCCCCCCAAGTAAGGCTTGTTGTAATGAGTCCATTGCTCTGCAACCGCATAATATGATTTTTTCTATTTTTTTCTTTTGCTGCGGTCCTTTGGCAGGTACCTTTTGTCCTGCCTCATTTTCGTACGCAGCGTAAGATTCCCATTTTAATTCGATATTCCCGAGGACTGCTTCGGCATTTGTCTCAGGCATTTTCACTTGGAATACTTTTTCACCTGAAACAATTGCCTTTTCACATCTTGATACTTGAGAATAATAAGCTCCCCATTTTTGGAATGGGTGAGATTGTATATTGTCAAAGTCAATTCCCCGTGGGTTTTTCAACATTGTTTCTACCGAGTATTTCTCATCTAGTTTAATTCTTTTAAGTTCCTCGAGTAGAAATTCTTGGTTTCTCTTTTGAACTTTAGCTTTTATTTCTAAAAGTTCTTCAAAGTACCAAATATGCGAATTTGTGGTTATGGTTGTACGTTTTTTTCTTAATGCAAGAGCATCTTCATTCAGGTCACAAAGTTCTGAAAAGCATGCAGCGCATGCTCCTGAGATTCTCTTAGGCATATATACGGAATCTAGGCATTTAGTCTTGATGCATACGTCTTCTGCGAATTGCGACTTTATATTATCATCAAGAGATGCCAAGAATTTGTCTTGTGGTTCCTGGCGTATTACATCGCCAGGTTCCACTCGTTGTTGATTTACGGTGTTATAATCGCTGTCTTTAAAGACCCAGTAAGGCGAGTATTTATCACCGTCATTTTGGACTTCAAATGTTTTCATTATGTCCCCTTTATTTAACTTCGGTTGAGGTTTTTTGGAGGACTCCCCTCTTTCAATAGGGGGGGGTTTTGCCACAGATGAAGGTGGTTGTGGGAGTTGTAAATTAAAGGCTTTTAATGTTTCTGTTATTTTTTCAATTTCGGGGTTTTCCTTTTTCCCCAATTTTGGGCTTACATCGCCCTTTTTCTCCCCTTTGTCTCTTGGCGAAGAAGGTCCGGATGTGGTGTTACCGTTTCCGGCGTGCATCTCACGATTGTGAGCTCTTGCACTCATTTCTTCGTCACCTGAGTCGACGGTATATTCTTCGTCACTTTCCTCATAATAGTCCTCATCATCATCTTCGGGCTCATCCATATCTGGATCACACTCGCACATGAAGTTATTTGTGCGGCAATAGGGACAATAACCGATTTTGGTATTTGTTAACCTTATTCCCGCAGTGTTGGACATCCCCATTGATTTAGCAATGAAGAGTTTTTCGGCTTGGATGAAGGTATCTTCATCCTCGTCGTATCTCTCTCCATTGTCTTTGACACCCCAAGTTAAGTTTATTTGTCCATCATCGATTTCTTGGACAAACTTTTGGGGTGAAGAAGGGGCACATTTACTGCATTTGCAGTTGTGGAAATGGCGGCTGAGGGGGTTGGAGTTACATGCGTCCCGAAATGATTTTCGGATCTCATTACCCCTCTCGTGGGCAATTCTTGCAAGCTCGTTCTCATATAGACGTGCTTGCCGCTTTGCCTGGAATGCCAGGACCTTTTCTTTTTTTATTATTTTTTTTGTTATTTTTATGAGGTTTGACCTCGATGGGATGACGGCATCTGGGATTATACGTTTAATCTCGGCGACTTCCTTCATCGCCCTCTGCAGGAGCACTGCTTCTTCTTCTGCCTTTGAGCGCAGAAATTCTCTGTGTGCCCGCCTGGCTTTGAACTCCTCCCGACTCCGGCGAACTGCAATCTTTGGTCTCTCTATAAAAGAGGACCAGGAGGGCTTAGACCCAATGCATGCTCGACGGAAAATTGATGACACACCATTGAGTGTCACCTGTTGGAAACCGAGGGATAGTTCAATTTGACGAGTTTTCTTCTCTTTTCCATTCCAATAACTGACCTGTACCGACATTAGGTTAACGGGTTGGGTACTAATGCTGATAAAATTCCTCCTCAAAAAGCTTTGGCTATCGCCTTAGTG